TTGCCCCTGTAAATATGATTGGTCTTTTAAGGCTATTATTAAAAACTTTAGTATTAAGCCAAAAAGCATTACTGAAAAGCACTTGTTTAATTATGCTGATGGAAACAAAAATTATTTTATTTATCAAAATTTGTCTACTATAAAAAAATATGAAAACAACAAAAACAATTTGCCATTGCTTTCTTTAAAAAGTCTTAATAACAAAAGCAGTCAATTTATCTTTGATAACAAAGTAGCTGTTAAAAAATTAATTAACAAAAACAATCCCTTCAATTCTTTATCTATTATAAATTCTTTTCAAGATGAAAAAAACAGAAAAATTCTTTTGTCTTATCTTTTTAAAAGAAAAAATAAAATAAAAGATGGTGTTAAAATGTTTATTGACAATGATTTTGAGTTTTCAAACACTAACAATATCAATAATATAGTATATCCATTTCTATTTAATACAAATAATTATATGTTCTTTTTTAAAAATAAATTTATTGAAAAAAACTTAAATGAAGCAGTTGATTTAGCTGAAGTTAATGATTTCTCTTGGACTTCTTCTTATAAGAATATTAGTATAAAAAATTTTCTTAATAAGATAACTGATAGTGATAAATATATAATTTTTTGGTTAAATGAAAAGAAATTATTGCTTAATGAAAATAGTATCAAAGAGCTTAAAAACAAGAAAATTATTATAATTAATACAGATAACAAAAATGTAAAGTTAAATAAAAGTTTTAATAACATTTATGAAATAAACTTCTTAAATGAAAATACTTATTTGTTGTTAAACTTAATTATAGGAGATTATATATAATGGCTACAAAGAAAAAAGAATCTGCTGACACCATAGCAGATACAAAAAATAAAGAAGTAAAAGAAGCCACAGAAGTAAAAACCGAGGAAGTTGTAAAACAAGTTAATGAAGATGTAAAACAAGTTGATGAAAAACAAGAAGATGTAAAACAAGTTAATGAAGTTGTAAAACAAGTTAATGAAAAACAAGAAGTTGTAAAACAAGTTGATGAAAAACAAGTTCTTATTAAAAAAGAAATTTATGCTGATGCAGAAGCATTTATGGAAAAGTATGGTGGGTTAAATTTTGATAAAATAAAGTATAGGCCTGGAGCACAGTTTACTGATCCATTTGGTTTAACTGAACGATATAAAACAATCAATGAAAAGACTGTTTGGGGCTATCCTGGCATCCATACAGGAACAGACAGAGGAACTTCTACTGCGTTGATAAATGGAATAAATAATCCAGTGGTATCACCATTTTTCTTTTTCCGCAGTAATTTTTTAGATGATGGTGGAAGTATGTATGGCACTGTTTGTTCTTTATTTCATGAAAAAGGCTTTGTAATGAAAATTTGCCATATGTATCCTAATAAAATATTAGTGCTTGCTAATTTAAAAAACAATTTGCCAGTTAGTGAAGGACAATTAATTGGTTCTGCTGGTGATTATGGTTTTTCTTATGGTGTCCATACCCATACTGATATAGAAAGTTATAATAAAAACAAAAATGATTATGAAGAAACTTCTCAATTTCTTGATGCAATATTAGAAATTAAGTATGGTGATGATGCTACTAAAGAATATAATGATGAAGAAATATTCCAACTTTATGCACAGTGTAGTATGACAAAAGATTGGAAAGAAGATGAAATTTTAAAAGACTATAAAGAAATAAGAAATTATAGAGGTGTTTTATTTCTTAATAAATATAAATATACTTTTAAGAATTATTCATTAAATAAAACATATACTCGTTATGGTTCTCGATATTTGTTTGATTTTTAAAAGGAGCAATTTATGTTATTAGAAGAAAAAAGTTTTTCTGAAAGAGTAGATGGAATGTTATTGGAATTTATAGAATATCAAAAAGGTCATAAGGATAGTAAAGGAGAAGATGCACCTTGGGTAATTGTTTCTCATACGGAGCCACATAAGATAATTTCTTCGCATAAGACAAAAGCAGAAGCCCAAAAGCATTTAAGACAGATACAATGGTTCAAGCACGTGAAAAAATAAAAGGAAAAAAAATGGCAGAAAACATAAAAAAAAGAATTTATGGAGACATGGCGAACTCACTTATCAATATGAATGACTTTGTTAATGATGCAATAGAATTAAGCGAAAAAGACAATACGGTTCCTGTTTCTTCTTTTTTAGGTTTAGTGCATCAGATTGGTTATTTAACTTCTCTTTTTAATCAGTTAATGGCATTAGAAGGAGAAACTTCAGAAAGTAATCAAGAAGCCATTGGCTTTAATATAAAAAGCAAATAATAATGTTAGTAGTTGTTAATGATAAAAATTATAGTTCAAGTTTAGATGATATTCTAATTTTATTTGGTGATGAAGAAGTTTATGATATAATTGAACAAATTATCAATTTTCATAAAATTGATGTAGGACCAAATAGAAAGAATATTACAAAAGAAACTATTTTAAACGAAGAAAACAAATAATATATTTATTTGCCTGTTACCTTTTGAGTAATTTCAGACGCACCAGCAAGACCAATTAAAGCAACAACAATGCTGACCAGTGTCTTTACTTTCTCAACATCAACTGGTGAAAAAGCAACTATAAAAACACAGCCAATACCAATAAGGCATGCTGAAATTGCGGCAATTATTTTAATTAATCTTCCACTTGATAAATCGCCTTCTTCATCTTTAAAAAATCCCTTCATTTTAGTTGCTAAAGAAGTTGTTGTTTCATTATTAGAAGTAGTAGTAGTTGTTTCAGAAATATTATCACTCATATTTTTCCTCTTTTCTTTATCTTAACAGAAATGGACAATAAAAAATAAAACTACTTGACAAAACAAAAAAAAAGTGATATACTTCAGACTATTTAGGGAGATAAAAAAAATGATAGTATCGAAATGGGGTAATCTCTTAGATTACGGTTTTACAATGATTCCAAATTTGTTAATTGACAATCAGCATGAACTTGGTATTTCTGATGATGAATTATTATTTATTATTAAAGTAATGCGTCATAATGAAAGTTATAAATTGCATGATGATCAGATTAGTCAAGATTTATCATCAAAGACCATTCAAAGAAGAAGAAAAACTTTAATTGACAAAGGTTACTTACAAGTTGAAATTTATAAATATCAAGACAAAGAAGGCCATTGGCATACTGATGGTATTCTCTATGATTTTACTAATTTGACTATGGCATTAACACAGTTAGAAAAAAGTGAAGACAAAAAAAATAAGACTCCGAGTGGACAAAATTGGGAAATAGAAAGTTCTGAATGTCCAGTTAATAATACTATAAATAATACTACTTACGTTTTAGGAGAAAAATCAAATATTTCTCCTAAAAACGAAGAAGATGAAGTAGTTGATCAAGAGGATATAATGGATGATAATGGTGAATTAGTAGAGACAGATAATAAAATAAAAATAATTACAGAAGAAGAAGAAAAATATTATTCCAGTAAACAACTACTTAATAACTATATAAAAGAATTTGAAAAAAGATATAATAGAAAATATAATTTAACAATAACAGAAAAATATCTTTATGACAGGGCACCAATTGAATTTAAAAAATCTCTTCCCTATTTATTCCAATTTGTTGATGAATATAAAGAAAATGGTAGTTTGTCAGAAGACGTTACACCAAAACTTTCTTTCTTCTTAAAAGTAAACTTCAGAAAGCATCAGCTTATCAATTATGCTACTGAACAAATGGGAATGTTTGAACAAATTCATTATAGTGAGGAATTGTCCAGAAAAAAATAACTATTAATTGTTTAAATTAGTTTTAATTTCTTCAATATAAATAATTTATTATATAACCCTTATATAATATAGAAAGGTAAATATACAGGGTTAATAAATGATTGAAAAAAATAATGAAGATGAATTTTTATTTACTGTCAACAAGAAAGATAAATTAAAGGTGCTATTTTTAAATAATGGAGAAATTGAACTAGATATTTTAGTAGATGATGATGAAATACTCCTTTTAAAATTTTGCTCAATAAAAGATTTTAGAGTTTTTTGTAATTCAATTACTGATATAATTGAGTATAAAACTGAGGAGATAGAAGATGAAAATAACTGATGTTGTAAAATCTATTTTTTTAGAAGAAGAACAAAAAGAAACAGATAGAAATAATTTAAGAATTTTTTATGATATTGATATTCATATTGTAAATCCAAACAAAAACAAAGAAAATAAACAAGTTACTCCTGAGCCAACACAGCAAGCTCAAACTCCTGCGCCAGCTCCACAAGAATTGCCTCCTCAACAAATTCCTCAACAAGCTGCACCAACATTGAATCAGGGAGTTGTTCCTCCACAAACTGAATCAATAGATACGGTAAAATATTCAATTTTTTCTGAAGATGAATTTACCATTGATAAAGAAAAAGATGAAAATGCTGACTATATTTATAAGAAAAATGGTATTTTAGTTGTTCATCCAAATGAGTATGAAAATATTCAAACAATGGAGGATTTGCTTGATTTTCTTGCTGATTCAAAAGATGATGATGGTGAACAAATTTTAAATGATGCTGCTACTGAATTAATTCTTTCAATGATAGGGGTACAACAAGTTCCATTAAGTGATATTATTGATAAGAATGATAAAGTAATTATTGATGTTATTTATGGCAATAAAAAAGACGATAGTGTTGGTTTTAAGGTTTTAAAGCATGAAGGTGTTAACACTATTAGTATTGTAATGAAAAAAGACAATGAGATTCTTGACACAAAATTTGACTTAAAGGAATTTAATAGCCAACTTCTTGAATTTAGAAATAAAAAAGTACATAAATAAGAGGTTCTATGAAAAGTAACAAAAAGTTTTATTTTGATGAAGAAGAATTTCAAAAATTACTTATTGAATATCAAAAGACCGTTGTTGTATATAATGGCGTTGTTATGCGACGCAATGAAGCAATAGAAAATGAATTAATTAATCAAATTCAAAAAATAGTAATAGCTATTATTAATCAATATCGCTATTATCTATTTGAAGATATTGAAGATTTAAAGCAAGAAGGATTAAAAGCTTGTTATACTAATTTTCTTAAATTCTCGCCTGAAAAAGGAAGTGCCTTTAATTATTTCTCTATTATAGTAAAGATTCATTTGCTTAATTATACTGATAGAAGAAAGCGCCATAGAAATGTTTCTGATGTTGATGAATTTTATGATATGGAAGGTAAGCAACCTTTAAATTATGGCTTGTTCTTTGATAATTTAGAGGTTACTTTATTTAAAATTATTGATGAAAATTTCGTTGGTACTCGAAGAAAGAAATATGTAAAAATTGCTTCAATATTAATCAATTACTTAAAAAAGACAAAAGTTTATACAAGTAAATCTGATATGTATAGTTGGCTTAGAAGTTATGGATTTAAGTCAAGTGAAACAAGAGAATTTATTAAAACAATGTCAAATTTTTATGGTGATTTAGAAACAGTGGTTGGAGAATAAAAAATGGAAAAGAAAGATGCTATTGATAAAATGTTACAAAATTTAGTTAATGATTATGAAAAAGAAATCTCACTTGATAAAGAATCAAAAGAGATTAAAGAAGTAGATTCTCCTTCTAATCTAGATGGCCTTTCAAAAATTATATTAAATAAAGTAGAAGCAAATGATGCAGTTGCAAAAGAAATTTATGATTTATTTTATGGTGATTTAGCAGTTGGCAGAGATAGAAGTGATTCTTCAAAAGATGCGTTATTGCGTTCTCTTGAGTTAAAAGTTGAAAGTTCAAGGGTTTTAGCCGAATTAGCAAAATCAATAGCAAGAAAAGAGCAAACTAATTCTGGAAATGTTGGAGTATTTTTTAATGCAAAATCTGGTAAACAATATGATGTTGATATAAAAAATATACAAAAAGAATTAGATGATAATGACGATGAAAAAGATGATTAATTTTTTGTAAAGCTAAAATAAAGGATTTTAATTATGAAAAAGTTATTTGAAGACGATAATGAAGATTTAAAATATTTACATGCCATAAGGAAAGTAATAAAGAAAGAACAAGATAGAATGAAGAAAGACCTCATGCAATATGAGTTTACAAAAATGGTTCGAGAAAACTCTCCTTATAATATCATCTATAAAGAAATGAAAAATGTTCAAAAGCATGATTTAAGAAAATTAGCTGAAAAAGCTAATAGAATTAATAACGCTCAAAAAAGAGAATATTTAAGAAGCAATGAAGAAGAATTGGAAGACTATGATGAAAAGCCAGAAGATATATTAAAAGTAATTAATGATCCAGAATTAAAAAGATTTGCATTAGACCTTTTGCGCAGAATGAAACTTGATGATGCACCAGTACAAGCACAAATTGATTTTATGAAAGATGTAAGAGATAGGATATCTCCATATTTACCAGAAAATTTAAGAAAAAAAGTTAATAAAAAAATTGATAAAGCAATTAAAAAAGAATCAAGACCAACTCATAGGGAATCAATAGAAAATTCTGATACTTTAGTAGAAGACAATGAAAGCGATGAATACTATTATTATGCTATTAGAAAAATAATCAAGAAAGAGCAAGACCAGCAGAAGAAGAAAGAATTGATACATAAGTTTCGGTCAATGAATAAGAAAAATATTCCATTTGATGTTATTTATAAAGAAATAAAAAAAGAGTCTAAAGTTGGTGAACCAAAAATAATAGAAAAAGTTAGTCCAAAAGAAGCAACAAAAAGTATTTTAAAAAAGATTCCTGGCTATACAGATAAGCCTACAAAGTGTGATTTTGATAGCAAGGTAAATGAGTATTTAAAAGCTAATAAAAAGCAATAAAGTTTAAAGAAGTCCTTTTAGCCTTAAAGCTTTTTTGTAAGGGTTATATTGGCCTGTAACAATAAGAAATTTTACTTGTTCAGAAACCTTATTTAAATTTTTTGTTATAATATTTATTTTGTTTATTCTTTCTTGTGTTGGAGGATAAGTTATTAATATTTTTAATAACTTATTTTTTTTATAATCATCCATTGCTATAATTTGTTTTTTCAAATCATCAGGGAATGGTATATCTTCATCAATATAATTTTTTGCATTTCTTTCATAAAAATCAATTCCATTATCTCCAAGCATTTTTGCCAATTTTTCAGGAAGTTTTTCAAGCAAAGCCTGAATTTTTTTAGAAGAAAGCTCTATATCAGCAGAACTTGAAAAGACATTCATTTCCTTATTTAGAGCATATTTTTCTTTTGGATTTTTTTTGTTAATCAAAAATAGTAAAGAACCAGTTGATGAATATTCTTTAAATTTTTGGCCTTTATCACGAGAAGAAACACACCATTTTGTGTTTTTACCATACAGACAAGCACTAGCATAAGTTTTTGGCTTAATTAAAAGCCATGTATCATCTTCATATAGTTTGTCTGCATCATTTTTTGCACTCTTTTTTTCTTCTGTTTTAGAAACTATTTGCTTACTGTTTAATGATAAAATTTGATCAACCGTATATCTTGTAATATCTTTTTCTTTTAAATTATTAGTTAATCTTAATTTGTTAAATTTCTCTAAGGCGTCTGAAATTTCATTTGCTTTATCTAAAATTGTTTTATCTTGCAAATAATTTCTTATTATCCATTCGGTAAAACCTTTATTGGTAGGAAATGGATTAATATCTTCTAGTTTATTAAAAATATCTTTATCAAGCTCTCGCTTTGCTTTTTGATATAAATTTTCTTCAGTAAGCATAATTTTTCCTTTAATTTATCTTTACTATAGATTGTAGTCTATTTCATATTTTATCTTTAATATTGATTGAAGATAGCTTTTAAGTTCATTTTTACTAATATTTTTTTTGTTTATTAAAACACTTTGAATTTCCCATATATTGTTTTTTTTACCAATTATAAAAGCATTTCCATTACTTTGTTTTTTTATTTTAAAAGTTGTTTTGTCAAAGAAATGTGGTTCAATTTGTCTAAAGCGATAATAAGTATCTGTTTCTCTTGGAAACTGTTTTTCTTTTATAAATTTTTCTATTTGTTCTTTGTTTAAATTTTTGATTGCTTTTTCCAGCATTTTTATTTTATAAAATTTAGTAGTTGTTTGAAGAATGTTAAAAAGTTCATCTAAACTATGTACTTCAATTTTTTCCCCATTTTTATAAAGGCCATAACGATTAAGTGTATAGTCTAAACTATTTGCTTTTTTTTTAAGCTGAATAATTGCTTTTCCAGCAGAAAAATGAAGTACTGTAAAAAGAAAAGAACTTTTATCAGTTAGCCATACGTTTACTAAAATATTTTTATAGAAAAAATTAATAACTTTTTTATCGCCAGAAATTATTTTTATGTTTTTTTCTTTTAGATAATTTGTTATATCTATTGCTTTAGGTACTATAACTAAATCAATATCATTTACTAAAGGATGATAGCGAGCCAATGATCCAACTATTTCTATTTTTGTAGTAACTGGTTTTAAAAGTTCAACTAATTCATCAGCTATTTCTTTTGCTTTTTTATATTCTTGTGCTGATTCAAGAAATAGTTTTTTGACATTTTTTAAGTTCATGTTATTCTATTCTTTACTTTATCTTTTATTTCTTTTAATTTCATATTAAAATATTCTATATCATTACCTTTTAAAGCACTATATAAATTAATATAAAATTCGTTATAAAAATATGGTTTACTAAACTTGTCAATATTTATATACTTTTTAAACAAATCCATATACTTTTCAAATGTTTGTTCATCTAAATTATAAACTTTATTGTTTTCAATATATACCACTGGAGTTATTGTTAAAACATTATTTTTTACAAGATTGCTAAAATCAAACTTATCTTTAAATTTATAGTAAAATGAAAGCAAATTACTATAATCTTTTTTATCTAAATATATTTGATTAAGAAAAAAGAACTTTTTATTATCAATAGTAAACAGTGGTTTAAAAGTATATTTTTTTAGATGATTTATTAAGCCAGAAGTTGTTTCTTTCTTATATTTATCTATTTCTCTAATAATAAATGGAAATTTTTTACTAATGAAGTTATATAAATTTTCATCTTCTCTAATAAACTTAAAATTATTAGTTAAATCAAAATTATTAAAAACTATATTATCTACCATATATAAACTATTGCTTATATCATTTAAATTTATAATTATTGTATCGTTATTTTTTTTGATCTTTATAAGCAAAAGCCTAATTTTTTTATTTGTTCCAAAAATTTTAACACTTGCTTTTTGCGACATTTCTGCGCTGTTTTTTGCAACAGTAAAATTTAATTTTAATCTATTGTATTGCTCAGCAGTAAGAATTTTTCTTAATCCAGCAGTATTTCGTATTAAATAAATTTTATAGTCATCCATTGAATAATCAGTATAATCTGGCTTTTCAATCTCATGTTTTGTATAAATATATTTTTTTACTTCATTTGGAATATCTTTAGCTTCAGCTATGGCATCTTTATCAGCAATACTATAGGTACCGTCTTTTTTTAATTCAAATAAAGGGAAGTAAACTTCTTCATCATCTATTACTACTTTAGATTTTGTAGAAATAAAAAGATATTTTTTGTCTTTATTTTCAAGTAGTATAAATTTGTTTTTAAAAATTTCTTCTTTACTTAATGCTTCTTTAGCATAATATTGAGCTTTATATAAATAGCCTAAATCAATATCAATTTTATATTTTTTTATAAGTTTTAAAAATTCAGTTTTTGTTAGTAATCTATATTTCCATTTATCAATTTGTTTTTCTTCTGTGTTGCCTTCAATATCATTATTTAATTTTTTAATTAATTCAGATACACTTTCATTATCCTTATTTTTTATTGATCCTAACACCTTCATTGGTATAGTATCTAATATTTCATTTATGGTAACTGGCTTATTATAAAAATTTTGAAAAGATGGATTAGCCCATTTATTTCGATAGCCCCAATCCATTTGATAAAAAATACCTTTTTTTAAATTTCTTATAATATATAGTTTATTGTTATTTTTTGTATAATCTTTAAAATTGGCTGCATGGGCAGCAGTGCACCAGAAAGCTTTACCTACTCCTTTGAATGAAGACAAATTTTTAGCAGCAGCAAAAGTTTTTGGAACAACTACTTCCCATCCATCTGAATCAGTGGGATAAATCACTTCATATTCATTATTTAACTTTATTTCAGCAGAATCAGCAAACAATTTATTAATTTTATTTTCAAATTCTTGATTAAAAGAATTAGTTAAATCTACTTCTTCAAATTTATCAAATAATTCTTTTATTTTTGGTTTATTAGCTTTTTTTTTATTGATATTGCTAAAATAAGATTTAGTTATATCTATTATCTGATTGTTAACATATCTTAAATTATTAATATATTTTGCTTTGTTAAGCAAAAGAACTATTGCTTTATTTTGAAGTGTTTTATCAAAATTAGTTTTGACAATTTGTAAAAATTTGTCAAGTGTTTTAATATCTGGTTCTTGACCATAAAAAAACAATTTTGAAACGCCAGTAATTTGCCCACGCAAGATTGCTTTTGCTAAGCTAGCACCATCAACATATTCAGTTGCTTCTAAAAGTATCAATTTAGTATTCATATAGTTAACTTTCTGTTATTCTATTCCTTACTCTATCTTTTATTTCTTTCAATTCCATGTTAAAATATTCTTTATTGTTACTTTCTAAATTATCATTTAAATTAATATAAAGCTTATTATAAAAATATGATTCATCGGTTATAAAATATTTAAAAGCTTCTTTAAGTAAATCTATATATTTTTCAAATGTTTGTTTGCCTAAATTATAAACTTTGTTATTTTCAACGTATACTACTGGAGTTATTGTTAAAACATTATTTTTTACAAGATTGCTAAAATCAAACTTATCTTTAAATTTATGATAAAATGAAAGTGGACCACTATGGTCATATTTAAAAAAAGAGGCTCCGTTAAGAAAAAAGAACTTTTTATTATCAACAGTAAACAATGGTTTAAAAGTATATTTTTTTAGATCATTTATTAAGCCAGAAGTTGTTTCTTTTTTTGAATTATCTATTTCTCTAATAATAAATGGAAATTTTTCATTAATAAAATTATATAAGTTTTTATTCTCTTTAATAAATTTAAGGATATCGTTTAAATCAAGCTTTTCAAAACCAAAATTATTTTCTATGTATAAACTATTGTTTATATTATTTAAATTTATAATTATTGTATCATTATTTTTTTTGTTACTTATAAATAGAAGTCTAAATTTTTTATTTGTTTCAAAAAATTTAGTGCTTATTTTTTTTAATAATGTTGTGTTGTTTTTTGCAACATTATAATTTAGCTTTAGTCTATTATATTGTTTATCAGTAAGAATTTTTCTTAATCCAGCAGTATTTCGTATCAAATAAATTTTATAACCGCTTATTGAATAACTAGTATAATTTGGCTTTTCAATTTCATGCTTTGTATAAATATATTTTTTTACTTTATCTGGAATACTTTTTGCTTCAGCTATAGCATTTTTATCGGCAATACTATAGGTGTCATCTTTTTTTAATTCAAGCAATGGAAAATAAATTTCTTCACCGTTGATTATTACTCCAAGCTTTGTAGAGATAAAAAGATATTTCTTGCTTTTGTTTTCAAGCAGTATAAATTTGTTTTTAAAAATTTCTTCTTTATCTGATACTTCTTTACTCAATGCTTCTTTGGCGTAGTAATTGGTGTATAAATTTTTTAAAAAAATATTAATTTTGTATTTTTTTACTAATTTTAAAAATTCATTTTTTGTTAATAGTTTATATTTCCATTTATCAATTTGCTTTTCTTCTGGATGTTCTTTAGTAATGTCATTTGCTTTTTTAATTAGCTCAGCTACAGTTTCATTATCTTTGTTCTTTATTGATTCTAATACTTTTGTTGGTATAGTATTAAATACTTCTTTAACATTAATTGATTTATTATGAAAATTTTGGAAAGATGGATTAGCCCATTTATTTTGATAGCCCCAATCCATTTGATAGAAAATGCCTTTTTTTATATTACGTATAATATATAGCTTATTCCCGTTTTGTGTATAGTTTCTAAATTGATACGCATGGGCTGAGGTACACCAGAAAGCCTTTCCCACTCCTTTGAACGAGGACAAATATTTAGCTGCACCAAATGTTTTTGGAGAAACCACTTCCCATCCATCTTCATCAGTGGGATAGATTACTTCATATTCATCATTTGATTTCATTTCCGTCGAATCTTCAAACAATTCATTGATTTTATTTTCAAAATCTTGATTAAATGGATCAGTTAAATTTACTTCTTCAAATTTATCAAACAACTCTTTTACTTCTGGTTTTTTAGCCTCTTCCTTATTAACATTGTCAAAATATGTTTTAGTGGCATTTATTATTTGATTATCAACATATCTTAAATCATTAATAGTTTTTGTTTTATTCAACAAAAGAACTATTGCTTTATTTTGAAGTGGTTTATCAAAATTGTTTTTGACAATTTGTAAAAATTTGTCAAAAACTTTAGTATCTGGTTCTTCACCATTAAAGAACTTCTTTGAAATGCCAGCAATTTGTCCTCTTAGTATTGCTTTTGCTAAACTAGCGCCATCAACATATTCAGTTGCTTCTAATAAAATTGATTTAGTATTCATATAGTTAACTTTCTGTTATTCTATTCCTTACTCTATCTTTTATTTTTGCCATTTGTTCATCAAAATATTTTTTATTTTGTTTTTCTTTAAATTTTAAGTTAGTAACAAAATATTGAAATAAATAATTTTCACCAAAATTTTCAACATATCGTAATAAGTATTCAGGCAAGTTTTTGTTGATTAAAACTTTATATTTTTCATAAGTTTGCTTATCTAAGTTATAGATTTTATTGTTTTCTACATATATTATTGGGGTTGCTTTTATTATATTACTATTTTTAATATTGCTAAAATCATATTTGTTTTTAAATTTATCATAAAAATAAGATAGTCCCAAAGGACCATATTCAGAAAAAGCAAAAAATTTTTTATTGTCGATTGTTAAAAATGATTTAAAAATAAAATTGGTTTTTAAATCTTGAATATATTTAGCTGTACTATCTTTTTTGTTTTTTTCAATTTCTCTAATAACAGATGGAAACTTTTCATTGATAAAATTATATAAAATTTTATCTTTTGAAATAAAGCCATTAATATAATTTAAGTTAGTGCTATTAAAATGTAAATTAAAACTTTCAAGGCGAAGACTGTTTTCTATGTTGTTTAAGTTTATAATTAGTGTTTTTTTATATTCTTTTTTATTGCTTATAAATAAAAGTCTAAACTTTTTATTTGTTTTAAAGATTTTAGTAATTACTTTTTCTATATATATATCTGATTGTTTTTTTGAAAGACTTAAATTATGCTTTATTTTATTGTATTCTTCATTACTAAGTATTTTTCTTAGACCAGCAGTATTTCGTATCAAATAAATATTATAGTCTTCTGTTGAGTAGTCAGTATAATCTGGCTTTTCAATCTCGTGTTTTGTATAGATATATTCTTTTATTTCATCTGGAATATTTTTTGCATCAGCTAAAACATCTTTGCCAACAATATCATAAGTACCATCTTTCTTTAGTTCAAATAATGGAAAATTAACTATTCTTAAATTTATTGTAATTATTTCTTTAGTTAAAATAAAAAGATATTTTTTGTCTCCATTCTCTAATAAAATACATTTAATTTTGTTAGCATCTTCTTTTTTTAATACTTCTCTAGCATAGCCTGTTATATATAAACTATTTAAATCAATATCAATTTTATATTTTTTTATAAGTTTTAAAAATTCAGTTTTTGTTAATAGTTTATATTTCCATTTATCAATTTGTTTTTCTTCTGGCTTGCCTTCAATAATATCATCAGATTTTTTAAGTAATTCAGCAACACTTTCTCCATCTTTATTTTTTATTGCTTGTAAAACTTTTTTTGGAATATTTTCTTTTGCTTCTTTTATAGTAATTGACTCATTGTTAAAGTTTTGAAAAGAAGGACTTTGCCAATTTTTATCTTGATAGCCCCAGTCCATTTGATAAAGTATACCTTTTTTTACATTACGTATAATATATAATTTGTTGCCATTTTCAGTATAGTCTTTAAAATGATATTCATGAGCTGCTGTGCACCAAAAAGCTTTGCCAACACCTTTAATAGAAGCTAAATATTTAGCGGCACCAAAAGTTTTTGGCACTGCAACTTCCCATCCATCTTTATCGGTTGGATAAATTACTTCATATTCATCAGCGGATTTCATTTCAGCAAAATCAGCAAATATTTTATTAATTTTATTTTCAAATTCTTGATTAAAGGAATCAGTTAAACCAGCTTCTTCAAATTTGTTAAACAGTTCTTTTACTTCTGGTTTTTTAGCTTCTTCTTTATTAATATTGCTAAAATATGTTTTAGTAGCATCTATTATCTGATTATCAATATGTTTTAGGTTATCAATGGTTTTTGCTTTATTAAGTAATAAAACAATAACTTTGTTTTGAAGTGGTTTGTCAAAATTAGTTTTGACAATTTGTAAAAATTTGTCAAGAGCTTCAGTATTTGGTTCTTCACCATTAAAAAACTTCTTTGAAACACCAGCAATCTGTCCACGCAAGATTGCTTTTGCTAAACTAGCACCATCAGTATATTCGGTTGCTTCTAATAAAATTGACTTAATATTGTTCATAATTACAATTAACTTTACAATAAAAAAAGGTGAGTATTTCTACTCACCTTATACATTTTTACATTTTTTTTAAATTTTATAAGCTTAATAGCTCAACACACTCCTTAACAACATCGGGCTTTGTGCCTTCTTTCTTACTCTTCTCAAGCTCGTCAATTAAAGAATCAATTTTATCTTTTAATGATTCACAATCTTCTTTTTCGTCAACACCTTTCTTCAGTTTCTTTAATTCATCAACAAGCTTTTGAACTTCATCATCAGTTAATTCTTTAGGCTTTTCTTCCTTCTCTTCTTCATCTTCTTCTTTATCGCCCTTTTTAAGAAGCATTTCTTCCTTTTCTTTCTTTGTTGGTTTTGTATTACCTTCATCATCAGTAAAGTCTACACTTTCACCCTTTTCAAACTCACCAGCTTCCATCAATGTTATATATTCATTTTGAAGGTCTTTAATTGCTTCTTCTTTTTCAAACATAAGAGAAATACCCTTTAATACATCTTCTCTTTGCTCTCTTAATTCCGTGCCAATTAAAATCTTTCCAAATAAAGTTTTCTTATCAGCCTTATCAAGCAAAAACACCGTAGGATATTCAGCAAATAAATCAGCAAAAGAATCTACACCATCTTCAACATTTTCAACAAAAGTCTTTGCAGAAGCTACAAACTTATTCTTAAAATTACTATCCTTCCAAAGATTAGCAGCCTTTTCCTTAGCTGAAGAATTTATAATCTTAAACCTTTCACTTTCATTCAAAGAAACAGTTACGGGGTCTTTCCAATTAAAATATTTAATAGAAGTAAGCGGATGCGTTTGAAGCCTTTCCTTGTAATACTTGAAAAATTCTTCATTATCTAATGTATGCTCATTAAGTTCACTTACCACATCATAATTAATTTGATTATCAAAATTTTTATAAAGCATTGATTCATTTACAATATCATCCAAGAATGAATCCTGCTTCATAATGCTATCCTTATAATCTTCAAGCAAACTTTGTGTATCGGTATCTTCGCTTTCAAAGAAATTATAAGCACTATCTTTGAAGAAATCATTCTTTTCTCTTACTAATTCAATAGGCTCAAAATTACTAAAAGTAAAGCTTTCCTTATCTTTATCAAAAGCATATTCACAAAGATAAAATTGGCCTTGCTGATGATCAAGCAAAATTGCACCATCTTCATAGGTATTTACCAAAACTGCATTTGAACTTTCAGCAATTAATTGTGCCATAATTTTTTCAATGTTTTTATTAGAATATAAATTTAAATCTTCAAAACGATTTAATGTAAGTTCCATATTAAAATCTCCTTAAATAAGTTTTAACCTTTATTTTTATCTTTACCATATCAATTAAATAAAAAACTTTGTTATATTTCTCTTATATAACTTAACATTATTGTTTAAAATATCGTCTTTCGTTATTTTAATCAATTCATCTTTATAGTATTTTTCTTTAATTTCTTTTTTTAAAGAAATGTTTTCACAATAAGCAATATTATTTTCTACTTTAACAACTTTTAAAAAATCACCTTTTGTCTTTTCTTGAAAAAAATCATACAAAATTGACTTATCTTTTCTAAACCATTCCTTTGATTTTTTACTACATGCAAGTGGTTTAGTGATTGTTTTATTGTCTATAACAATATTTTTATTCTTTGCTGAATAAGTAGGATAAAGAGATTTTATAGTAATATAAACTTGGCCAACTTTAAAATCTGGAATCGTAGAACCTATTTCTTCCATCAAAAGCCGTAAAGTATGATTTGCCTTTGTTTCCATATTATTTTAATTTCTTTTTTATCTGCTTATAATCGTCTTTTTCTTCCTTAAAAACAGAAATACTTCTATCTTCATTAAATTCAAGGCCACCAAATTCATTTTGTATAAACATTGAAGAAAGCTTTTTTGTCTTATTGGTTTTCTTGGCTTCTACTTTTTGCTGAATTAAATTACCATCACCATAAAGAACACTTTGAATTGCTTCAATTAATAAATCTGCTTCTTCTTGCTTTTCTTCTTCTTTTATTACTTCTTTCTTTTCATCTAATGCTTTTACTATCTTAAAGAAATCTTTTTGATTTTCAAGAATAAAATCTTTTCCTAACAAATCAATAATTAATTGTTCTTGCTGTGCAGTAGTATTTTCTTCTGGTGCCACTTCAGGAACAGGCATAGCTGCATTTTCTTCAGATGGTTGTTCTGTATTTGCAGACGCTAATTCAGGAGCTTGTTCTGGTGAAGCAGCCATTGGAACTTCTGGCATCATTTCTCCACCGCCTAAACCGCCCATTCCCATATTTGGTATTGCTTGATTTTTATTTTGATCTTCCAATCTCTTATAAAGCATTACATCATTAATTTCCTTATCGGACATTTTCATAATATTTTTTAATATCCATTTTGTAGGAAACAAATTTAAGTTTACAATTGAACCAATCAAAGTCATTCTCTGATTAACAAACTCCATATCAGTAATTTCTTTTACATTTGATGGAGGAGTAAATTCAATTCTAAAGTCTTGTAAATCTTCTTTCTTATAACCAGAAAAAAACAATTCAAGCGCTGCTAATTTATTAAGGCCATCTTCAATATGGCCTTGTATTCTTTCTACATAACGAGCAAACTTTTGATCTATCATTGATAGACTACCACGTCCTACAGCAGCACCAGCACTTGGTTCAAGGTATTCAAGTGGCACATTCATTGTCATAAGAATTTTTTCTTTAAAATATTTTAAATCATCAATAGTACTTAATGCTTGTCCACTTTGTAAAGTATCAATTCGTGTTGAACCTGAACCTTCACGTACTGGAATAAAAATATCTGAAGTAATTGAAAGAACATTTGCCTTTCTATTAATTGTTCCATCATCACCAATAAATTGCTGTGTTCTATAATTATCTCTAAATTTCTGCAAAAATCTTTTTGCTTCAACAGGGCTTAATTGACCAACATCAACATAAAAAACACGTCTTTCAGGGCTTCTACTAATTCTATATACCAAAATTACATCTTCTAGCAATGAAAGCCTTTTAAAAGTTGACATTCCTGGCACTAATAAAGAACCACCATAAGGATTAAATTCCTTATTATCTATTTTAAAATGTACAATTTGCCATGGTTCAAGCCTATAAATTTTTTCACCAGTTTTTACTTTTGTTCTTGAATCAACAATTTTTTCCTTATAATTGAAGAAAGCAAGTTTATCATTAATTTCAACCCGTTCAAATTTACTTGGTTCCAAATAACGTATACGTGCTATTTTTTTAGGATTATCATAACTATCAGGAATTATCTCATAAGGAGCATCACCCATTTTACAAGTCTCAAAAACAATATTCCAAAGCTCTTTATTAATATTTAGCCTATTATAAAATAAATCTTCTAACTTATTTTTCTTTTCTTCATCGTTGGAATAAATTTTTATAACATTGCCATCATCATTTTTTTGAGCGGCATCATCGGCAATTGTTTCAAGTGCTCGATGAATAAACTCCATCTTATCCATTTCTTTAAAAGTATCATAATTTTCTTTTCTACTTCTTGTAACTTCTGTTTCTGAATCACCAAAAAAATCAAAATTAGAAGTTTGTAAAGATGGCATATCGTCTGCATTTACCAAATTTAAATCTTTAATATTTTTTTCAGTAATTCCTTGGCGTAATTCATCAGGAAGTTGAGAAATTTTATTAATGTCTTTCTGAATAGATTCTGTTTGCTTATAATTATAAGCTACTTCTTTACCATTAATTAACATTCTTGCCTCTTATTTTAACTTATCATCAATATTTTTTCTTATTTTATCATAAAGATTTAATTGATAAATTTTTCTATCAAAATCTTTATTAAATTTTTTACCAATTCTTTGCTTAAAGCTTCTTTCAACTTTACCACCACGAGAATAAACAGTATAGTGCTTATCAATATCACTATAAATAGAAGAAAGTGGATCAATTTTTTTTATTTTTTTCTTTAAATTTTTACTTATATATTTCATTTATTCACCAATTATTTACCAAGTAACCACCTATACTCTTCTTCACTACAATTGTATTTTTTCATAAAATCATCATCTTCACTATCACTTGTAATAAAATCAAAGCTATTATTATCTTTGCTATTTTTTAAAGTTAAGTCATCAGATACAGAATAATCAATAAATTTGCCATCTTCTGAAATTACAAAACTTTCACCAGAATTAATTACTTTATCTCTATTATAAAGAGCAAAAGAAAGTGCCATAATTGCATCATCATGACCACCTTCTATATGGTCTGGCCTTCCATTGCTCCAAACCCATGTTTCCATTTGAGCTTGTAAACGAGAAGAATAAATTTTAAACTCATTAAAAAGTTCATCTACATTAACCCAATCAATAAACAAATTTGTTATCAATTGACGGGTTTGTACAGTGGTTGTCCATCCTGTAATTACTACAATTCCATTTCGTGTTAATTTTTGTTTATAAACATTTTTATATGGATCGGTTGCATCTAAATAAACACCATTAAAAACAGCTTCTCCAATACCGTTGCTTTCTATAATTACATAACCTTGATTATAATAATTAGCAACTTTTTTAATTATCCTACATAATTCCGGTGTTGAAACAAAACCAATATATTCAGCAACTTGTTCATAATTTTCTACATCAAAAACTTGAATACTTGAACTATCTTTTCCAGAACCTTTCGCAATATCAACACCAAGCGCATAGCGATGCTTGTCTTTAGGCTTTTCCCATATCCATAAACCTTTAATGGTATTATTGCCTAATTTATCTACCATAATTGGTTCTTTTACTTTATTTCTAACTTTTTCCATTGTTTCCGTGCTAAATACAGAATTTCCCATAATAATAAAATCATGTAAAATTTCTTGTCTAAACTTTGCATCAGTCAAAGTATCATGTTGTGATTTTAACCATTCATTTTCTTTCCACTTTAATTCTATTGGCTTAAAATAATTTTTAAGTTCTTTTTTTACTTCACTATTATTAAAATAATCTTTTTGAATAAATTGTTCAATAATACTGTTATATCCTTTTTGTGGATAAATTCCTTCAATATCTGGAACTTCATACCAATCTATTTCTACTAATTTTTCAGTATTGGTATTACCAGTTAATTTTAATTGCTCAACTTGTTCATAATAATATTTTCCTTCACCAGAAGTACCATTTGGTGTAGAAACAATAATTACACTACCACCAGTTCTTGTAAGCGTTGGCTGCGCAGAAGCAATAATTTTATAAGCTAAATTTTCTGAACCATAAAAAGCCGCTTCATCAAGAATTAAAAGAGAAAGTGTTGATGAACGACCAGCATTTGGAGAACGTGGCTCAGATTTTATTTCTGAATTATTTGAAAAAACAAGATTAGATTTATTTTCAGTAAGTAATTTCTTATTAAGAAAATAAGGCAATTTATCAAGTGTTATTTTTATTTTATCTACAAAACTTTGTGCTGCATCTTTATTTTTAGAAACAATAGCAATACTTTCAGATTCGTGAAATAAAGCTCTCCATAAAGAATAGAAAGAAGTAACAGTAGAAATACCACATTGACGAGTTTTTAAAGTTACATATTTTTTATAATTTGGAAGTTCTTTTAATATTTCTTTTTGAAAATAATAAAGCTTAAAAGGAATAACACCCAAATTAGGAACTGAAAGAAAACAATAATTGTTGATAAAATAAGAAGCCGACAAAGAACATAAAAAATATTCTATTCCTATATCAACAAGTTCTTCTTTACCATCATTATATTGAATTATTAAAAATTCATTTTTTGCTTTAGAAAACACTTCTTTTAAATTTGTCTTAATTGAATACTTATTTACTTTTTCTTTTATTGATTTAACAAACTTTGCTTCTTGCTCAGTCATTTTTACTTCCTAATCTATATAAGATTTATACTATATATCTTTATAAAAAAAAGAGGATATTAAATATCCTCTTTTGCTCTAATAGAAATTTTTTTTATTTACCAAAAACATCTTCCCAAACTTGTTTGAATTTAACAGTTTGACCTAAATAAATTCTATCTTCTGTAACAATATCAGGTAAAGCATCTTTTACTGAAGGATTCATTACAGCATCAACTGAAATAAGCCGCATTCCTTTATTTACTTCAAGCAACCCTTCACCAAGTGGACCATTATATGGTTTTACACTTCCTGTGGCACGAGTAGAAAAACCAATTCTAATACCATCAGATAAAAGTCCTTTTAAAATATTCCCTTTTTCTGTAGAAGTAGGATAAATATCTCCAATAACTGTACCATCTTCTTTTAATTCTATTCGAGGAATATAAAGAGCAACTCTTTCAAGTGATATTTTTGGTGTATCAGTATGATCAAGCTCACCAACAAAACGCCTACTTTGTACTAAAGGAATAATTTCATCAATTGCTTCCTTCATTACTTCATAAGGATATATTCTTTTGTTTTGATTAGCATAATTAGCTCGTGCAATAACACCATGCAAATATTTTATTCTTTCACCTTTTTCTATATCTTCACACAATTCAAGGTCTTTATCATTAATAGGATCACAAAATTCTTCTGTTAACATATTTTTTTCTCCACAATTAACTTTACATAGGCTTAATAAATAAAATAACAATTAATTAAAATTTATTATTTTAAAAAATATAGCATAATTATAAAATTATTTATAAAAATTTTCACCAATGGCGCCGCTCATTTGTTTAATTATTTTGGATTTTGCTAAATCTATAGAATCCAGTGCGGCTTCGACGTTCCCATTGAGTTTTTGTCCAGCAAGACCTTGCAGGTTCACCTTTTCAGAATCAAGAATCGGCACGATAACCTCATAGAGGACGCACACATTTTCGTTGAGTTTAGCGATAGCATCGAGAATCTGCTGTTGCTGTGATTCATTTTTCTCTTCGTCCTTACCAGCTTTTTTCATGCCTGCATCCTTTTCCCGCTTGAAGCGCAATAATGTGGATACTGAAATTGCGATTTATAGAATTGCTACCACCAAACCTGTCAAGGCCGCCAAATCCAATGTTACAATCATGGTGTTACTCCTAGATTACTTAAAACTTGTTTTGCTATCTCTTTTGCATGAGTTCTCAATGTTTGATAATCCTGATATTCCTGTGTACCCGTCTCCGCTAATTCATTGTTAATCAGTGCTACTTCTGCATCTGGTGAGTAAATATTATGAATTAGCGCACTTACAAGTTCTCCATAACTAGGATTATGATTATCAAGTTCAATATACTTATATTTGTAAACAGTTTTAATTCCGTTCATATCTTCAATTTCTGCTTGTTCAACATCATAATCAATCTGCAATTTGTTGTCAGAATAAGAGATTAAAGATGGAAAATTATCAGACATTCCAGTTTTCATATTCACTCCTTATTTCTTGTAGCAAATCCGAGCACCAATATCTCTATGAAAAATAT